CAGTACCATCTTTTTTATAATGTTTTACACCTTTAGCCATAATTAAAGAGGTTTACATTGGTGCATTTCACCAGACTTATATTCAGGTTGAGTTGACCCACCTTTTCTATACATCATACGACCCATACTGGCTTGTTTTCTTTTAGGTTTTATAGATGTTTCCATCATGCCACCCGCCATTTTGTTTTTTCTTTTCATTCCATACATTTTCATGTTTATTTCCTTTAAAAGTGGAGGAGTCCGGAAACTCCCCCGTTAGACTGTTTCGTCAATACCGTGACTGTATTATTAACCCGCTTGAGTTGTAGTAATACCGTCTTGAACTTTACACTGACCATCTAGATACCAGTTTGTACCATCAGACCATACATGAACAAAATCTCCATGTACTGCCTTATTAGCTACAAACGAAATAGTATCTGCATCAGTAACTGTAGCGACTGAACCTGCAGCATCTTCCGGAGAAGATACGTTACCCACAATAATATTAGCACTTGATGCTGTTACTACTGTATGAGTACCTGTTGGTTCTGTTGCTCCAACGTAAAACCAATACTCTAAACCTGCTGCTGGAGTAGGAAGAGTTTGAATTTTCGCTGCTGCTACGTTTAAAACGTAACGTGTGCCTGATTCGGCTGCTGTTATTGTATTCGCTGCGGTGATTGCTTCTGTGTCAGAAGGTTTCTGGACTTTAGTCGCTAACTCACGAACATCATTTGTTCTTGCTGAGTTACGTCCAGTATCTCTTATATTTACAATTGCCATGTTATTTACCTCTTAGTAAAATTATGCGTTAAAAAAAAGAGGAGGAGTCCGAAGACTCCCCCAAGGTTGGTATTAATCAATACCGTAGAAAGCACCTACAATTGCTTCGTCTCTGAGTACTTTCGCACCATAGACATGCAATCCTCTAACAATATCACCGAAAGAACTAGGGTCTCTAAGGACCTCAGTTGATGTTATTGATTGAGCAGTAGCTGTAGATGAGATATGTCCAGCCAAACATTTACCAGCAGCATTAGATGTTGCAGCAATGTTGTTTGATTTGTACATACTAAATCCACGTAGTTTTCCACTTGATACTAGTCCGTTTCTAATCGAACCTTGTCCACCATTGTAGTCTACTGACAACAATTTAGAACTAGATTGTCCTAAAACTTCATAGAAGTCAGGACTTGCAACAAACCAACGACCTTCTTCAGGTACGTTCTGTTCGTCTAATAGTCTTGCCATTCTACCCATAAGGTCTAGAGGGTCATGTTCGTTAGAATCAAAACCAATGTCTAGGTTACCTGTACCGTCAAAAGTTCCAGCAGCTAAATCAGTAGCGTTGTCAGAACCTAAAACGTGGTTAGGTGATGAAGCGGATAATCCAGCAAACATAACAGCTAAAACAGCAGCATCATATGAATCTTTCAATGCATATGCAGCAGAGCTTGAAGCTACTTCTTTGAAGTTAACGTGTGACATTTTGCTCTCAATATCATCTACGATGAATTTAAAAGCTTTAGCACTGTCAACAACCAAAGATGTTTCTTGGTCTGTTAGTTTAGTGGCAGTAGTATCGCTACCTCTTGTGTAATCTGACACAGAGATAACGGGTTCTTTGATAATCTTTACAGAGTCTCCGTAAGCAGTAATCTCACCAGCATAGTCGGTGTTAGTAATAGCTTCAATTACCGAAGATTTTCTAAAAAAGTTTAAAACCTTTTTAGAGTAAACCGAAGGTAAAAAGAAACTATTAGTCTGTCCTGCAACAGAGTTTGCAAAGTTAGCATCAGTATCAGTCGAGGGTTCAAAATATTGAGCCATTTGATATTCTCCTAAGTTTTTAGTTAATAGTTAATTATTTTGCAATCCTGCCTTCTTGCATAGCTGTACTTATTTCAGCTTCGTGCTTATCAAATTCAGCCATAGACATTTTTGCAATTTCCTTTTCAGTCCAAATTTTCTGTTGCTTGGGTTCTACACTAGTTGTTTTAGTGGAAACCATATCAGCAGCAGATTTCTTAGACTGGTTAGAACGTGACTTCTTCGGTGCAACATCCATACCAATATCTTTCTTAAATAAATCTAAAGCTCTTGAAGCTAGATCAGCATCATCAGCATTGTTGTATACCCAATCTTGGATAGACTCAGGCTGTTCTTTAGCCCAACCATGAAAATCATCGCTGTTGCGAATATCTTCAAAATCAGGATGCTTATCCATCAATCGCTTTTCAGCATCTTTACGAATTAGTTCTTGCTCACGAGCTTGTAGTTTTTCTAACTTATCTCTTAAGTCTTTAGATTTCTCTTCAGACTGTAAATGAGAAACAGTTTCTACAACTTCGTAAACATCAGGATACTCTTCTCTAAACTTTTCAAGTTCTTCTGGAGATTTAGGAGCAACGTAGCTTGGTCTGCTGTTAGCAGCTTCTTCTAGTAACTCTTGTTCTCTAGACTTAAATTCATTTAACTTAGAGTCATAATGTTTTTTCAAGTCGTCATAGCGTTTCTTGTAGTCTGGTCGCTTGTAAGGTTCATCCTTCTTTACTTCCTGTTCTACAGGTTCTGCTACTTCAGCTTCCGGTTTTGCTTTGGGCTTTTCGAAAAAAACTCCGTCTGCATCTTGGAAACCTATTTCATCTTCTTTATGCCATGATTTGTTCATGTTGTAAGGATTGGCATTTTCCTCTTGTACTTCTGTAGTCATATTCTTCTCCTACGGGGGCTTCGTTCACAAGGTAGCTCTATGTCGACTAGAGGGCTTGTATGTAAAGGTAGCCTTTCGGTTTATAAAATGATAGGGTGCTTATGACATAAGGTAGCCCTACCGTTAAGTTTGTTTAGCTTTGGACGTGTCTTCCAGTTCGGTTGTCAAGCATCATTTTAGATTTAATACTTTTAGATATTTCATCTTCATCCATAATGCCTTTCCCACCATTATCTACAGTAGTTTTCACTACTCTAATATCTTGTTGACTTGCAGGTTTTTCAACTGGCAGCTCAACAGTATCTTCTTCTTCAGGTTGACCACCCTCAGCTAAATCTTGTCTTCCATCTGCTTTCATTTCTGCATTTTTCATCATTGCCATTAAGTTTTCGGCTCCGATTTCTTCTACAGCTTTTGCAGTAAAGACAAATTCCCCATCAGATAACCTTGCAGGTATACTGTCAGAGACTCCTGAACCCGGACCTTCAACAGGACCAGACCCAGCAAATTCTTGTGCAACTTCTATTACTTTATCAAAAAGCATAGACATTTGCTCATCTTGTTCTAATTTTGACATCAGCATATCTTCTTCTTCATCTGACAATGCTGTGTCAAGTATGTAATCTAAATATTCTTCTTCCATCTCATTGTCTGAAAGCATTTTTTTGTCAGGCTCTTCAGACATAGGTTTATCCACTGTTGGACCACCTTCAGCAAAAGGACTTTTATGTTTGTCCATTCTTTTATGATATTGTTCTAATAAAGTGCTATCATCAATTAATAAAGAAGGGTTAGAATAACCACCCTCTTTAATTTTGTTTGTTGTAAACATACCACCAATAGCCATACCATCTCTTTGTTTGGCTGCTGTCTTCATTGGTTCGGTTTTGTTACCATCACCGTCTATGTCTATGTAATCTGGTTTTAACATTATGTTTCCTCTTTTCTATTGACTGCTTCCTTAACCTGCTCCGGCAACTGCTCTAGGCGTACCAGAGAAGTTATCTTCCCCTGCAACCGGAACATTTCCGATTCCGATGTTGCCACCACCAGTGCCTGTGACTCCAAGGTCTTGAGGTTGTGCAGGTGTTCCAGCAAGGCTTCCCATATTATTTGGTTGCCCACCAACGCTTTCAGTTTCAGGGCTAGTTGTTTGTCCAGCATTTTGCATTCCTATTATCTGTGCCATGATAGCTGCTTCTTCAGGATCGTTGAGTATTTCATCAGGGTCTAAATCTAAGCTATAAGCAAGTTCACTAATTAGTTTAGAAATTTTAACAAAAGGAGCAACAGCAGGGTTTTGTGCAGTTTGTAAGAACATAGTTAATCTTTGACTACGTACTTCTTTTTGCATCAAGCTGTTTGTTCCACTAGCTTTAACTTCTAAATCACCTTTGACATCTAGATCACCTTCAAAGAACTGCATGTTCCATTGAAAAAAAGCTTCTCCTAGAGGTCTTAATAAAAAGTCGTCAAGATTCTTAACAACTGTTTTAATATTTAAACTTGATGCACCTAATAACATAGACATACCCGAAGCAGTCCGTGTCATACTTTGTACACCTGTTTGTCCGTGTGAGTAACTAGGTATTCCTGTTTGCTCATCTGCAAGTTGTCTAAACTTGTCAAACATCATCATGTTTTCTGGTGCTGTGTTAGGAAACTTTAAACCATGTATAGCTTGTCCGGGCATACCAGCTTGTCTTCTGAATATCTTACCCGGATATATTTCCATAGATTGTCCACCAACTAAAGCAGACTCATCTACATCAAACACCAAAGACCCAGCCATTGCTAGGTTATCTACAGCCATACGTGCATGACCATTCATAATCTGTTGAGAATCATCCATGTTCTCAGCTACACCAATTCCAAAGAAGTTATATGGATTTCTTTCGTATGGAAAAGAGTGGTAAGGTATTCTATAAGGAGTAAATGGATTGATCACTGCTCTTAATAAAGT